TAAGGTAATCCAAGCAAGACAAAGACTTGATTCAAAAGAGAGAGATGAATTGTATGATGTTAACATCAACCCAATTGCAACTTTCCCTGCTGAAGGTGTTGTAATCTTCGGACAAAAGACTTTACAAGCAGATCAATCTGCTCTTGATAGAATTAACGTTCGTCGATTGCTATTGTATTTGAAGTCTAAAGTTAATCGTATCTCAAAGAATTTACTATTCGATCCAAACTTGGAAGTTACTTGGTCTAGATTTATCGCTAAAGTCAACCCGGTTCTTTCTGATGTGAAGACAAGATACGGATTAGCTGATTATAAGGTGATTCTTGATAAGACAACTACTACTGCTGACTTAATCGATAGAAACATTATGTACGCTAAAATCTACATCAAGCCAGCACGAGCAATTGAATACATTGTTGTTGACTTTGTAGTAACAAAGACAGGTGCGGATTTCGTTTAATCCACTAATTAAAGTAAAACAGGAGAATTAAAACATGGCTTTTTGGAGTACAGATTTAGGAGCACAAGGTGCAGATTTTGGAGATCCTAAAAGAAAATATAGATTCAAGGTTTATTTCGGTGGCAACAACGATGCAGCTTTTGTTTGGTGGGCTAAGACCACAGACAAGCCCAAGTATACTATCGAAGGAGTAGAACACTCTTTCTTAAACCACACTTTCAACTTTCCCGGCAAAGTTAAATGGGAAGAAGTTGCAATGACACTTGTGGATCCAGCAGGAGGTAGAGATGCTGTTGCATGGCTATCTAGAATTGCTAGAAATGCGGGCTACGTTGTTCCTGATACTGCGAATTCAAAGTTGGAGTCAATCTCTAAGAATTCAATGGTTGATGCATTGGGCATAGTAAAGATTCAGCAAATTGATGCTGGAGGTGATACGATTGAAGAGTGGGTTCTCAAGAATCCAATCCTAACTAAGTGCTATTTTGGATCTTTAGAATATGGTTCGGATGATTTGGTAGAAGTTAGCGTTGGCTTCAAATATGATTGGGCAGAATGTACAATCGGTGGAGTTAAGCATTACGAAAAAGATGGTCCAAAATTTCAATAAAAAGAGGTACTAGATGGCATGGTGGACAGATTCAAATCTACAACTGAAGAGTAAATCAAGCTTCCGGTTTTTAATCGGAGGCATGGTCATCGCTAATGTCAAAAGTGCATCAAAACCAAAGGCTAACGTTGACATTCAAGAGTATAGACTATTAAACCATTATTACAAGTACCCAGGTCTTGTTAAGTGGGATCCGATAGATGTTACTCTTGTAGATGTTTACCTTACGCATAAGCCAGACGAAAAAGTAGAGGACCTAGAGAAAGACGAGAGATGGCAAACTACTGCCGCTCTTTGGTCTATGTTGAGAAGATCAGGGTATAAACCTCCCTCTATAATAGGGACAACGGATCAGTCTAAGGACTTCACCCCATTCATGAGTACTCCAGAGAAGGCATCCTTTATGTCTGAGACATTTAGTAATCAGTTTGTGGTTTTAGAACACATAGACATTGTGAGTGGCGACGTATTGGAGAAATGGGAGCTTCACAATCCATTAATTTCAAAGTTTGATTGGGGCGACTATGAATACGGTTCAGACGATCCAGTAACCCTATCCCTAACAATCGATTATGACTATGCCACTTATGTTGGCAGGTCAGAACTAAACATAGACAAAAAATAAAAAAACGAGGTAAAAATGAGAAGAAACAATGAAGAGCGTCTTATGCAAGGGCATAGACCTCAACCGACAGAGGATGCCCCTATGGCCAATCCTTTGGACTTTATTGCACCAACGCAACTAGTCGACCTACCATCAAAAGGAAGGTATCCTGAGGGACATCCTTTGCATGGCAAGGAAACGGTCGAAATAAAATTCATGACAGCGAAAGATGAAGACATCTTAACCAATCGGTCTTTATTGAAGAAAGGTTTGGCTATTGATCGTTTAATTCAAAATGTCATCAAGGATGAGTCCATTAACGCAAAAGATCTCTATGTTGGAGACCGTAACTCTATCGTTCTCTATGCAAGAGCATCTGCTTATGGCGATGATTATAGAACGAAAGTTAAGTGCCCACAATGTGGAGAGGCGAACCCATTTGTTTTCATGTTGTCGGATCACCAAGTATACCATGGGGACTTGTTCGAAGAGGCAGAGATCGAAGATTTGGGAGATGGAACATTTAATGTTGTACTACCCGTGTCTTCTGTCCATGCTCGAATCCGACCCCTAACAGGTCGAGATGAAATTGAATTAACCAAAGACAAGAAAGATCCTCTAGAGAACATCTATACCAATCAAATGAAGAGATTTGTCGTCTCCTATAACCAAAGAACAGATCAAGATACGATTCAAAAGTTCTCCGTGGGAATGCCAGCAGTTGATTCTCGTTATCTTCGAGAATGCTTCAGGCTGATTTCTCCTGATGTTAAGATGGAGAGTAATTTCGAATGTCAAAGCTGTGGACATGAGGAGGTAATCAATGTTCCATTAGGAACGGACTTTTTTTGGCCTGACCGATGAATACATGGAAGGAGTCTATGAATGCTTCTTCACCTTAAAGCACTATGGCGGGTGGTCCATCGCTGAACTCTACAGTCTTCCCATAGGACTTCGAGAATGGTGGCTAAAGCGAACCATTAAGGAATACGAAAAGGAAAACGAGGCCAACAAGAAAGCCATGAGAAAATGAGGTCGAGACAAACTCGGCCTTTTCTTTTGTAAAACTATTTAGTAGAAAAGAGGGTTAACGGATGGCAACAGGCGAAGGTACAGGTGGAAAAAGCAAACACATCTTGGATGAAGAATTGAGTAAGGACGTTAGTGAGGCCAGTAAACTCTTAGAAAAACTGGGAGAACAAACTGGGCAAACGGCGAAAGCAATGGAAACACTCAAGGAGGCGATGAAAGATGGTTTCGCCGCCTTCAAGGGAAATGCTGCTGATGTAGCTAAATACATAGAGGAGATGGAAGGATTAGCGGATGCTCAAAGAAGTACCTTTCTAGATCTCATTAGCTTGTTGTTGGACAACGAAAAAGAATTTGAAAATTTTGGAAACTCTGTCGATAAGACTTCGAAGAAATTTGAAACACTAACAAGCAAAGTTAACAAGCTCGCAGGAGCACTAGAAAGAGCTTTTGGTGTTGGGTTCAAAGATGTTAAGGAATTCGTCCTTCAACTTGATGAGGTTCCAAAGAAATTTGCGGCAACAACCGGTATAACCGAAGATCTATCTAAATCAATGGGTGCAGTTTCTGCTAAATTGGCAGAATCCGGCGTAACACTAGGAGATGTGTCCAATTCCTATTCTGCCATGGCAAGCAGTTTATCTTCGTTTGTTCCTGCTAACAAAGAAATGAATGAACAGCTAGCAGGAGGAATTGCTTTACTTGGTAAATACGGAGTATCTGCTGAAAAAGCCGCAGGGAACATAGATTTCCTCTCTAGATCATTGGGTATTACGTCAGAGGCAGCCTTAGAGGTGACAACCGAGCTTGCATCATCAGGAAGAGCGATTGGGATAACATCGAGCAAAATGATTGATGACTTTAGACAAGTCGCAGGAACATTGGGCATCTATGGGCCTCGAATGACAACCACCTTTGCAAACATGCAAGCCATGGCCAAAGCAGCGGGAATGGAGATTTCAGACCTTGTTGGGATAGCGAACAAGTTTAATACTTTTGACTCAGCAGCAGATTCTGCCGGAAAGCTTAACGCTGTGCTTGGAACACAATTATCGACTGTTGATCTGCTAAACATGAATCACGATGAAAGATTGGCAACAATTAGAGATGAGATTCAGAGAACGGTGGGAGACTTTAACACCTTAGATAAATTCACCCAGCAATACATAGCTGATGCCATGGGTTTCAAAGATGTAGGGCAAGCAGCGAAATTCATCAACATGTCCGCAATAGAACAGGAAGAATATGCGAGACAACAAAAAGAATCCGCAATGAGACAAGAGGAACTGCAGAAAGCAACAGAAAAATTCGTTCCCGTTATGCAACAATTGAAGATTGCCTTAATGGAAGCTTTCACTCAAAACAAAGATTTCATTATGGGAGTAATTGATGGAATTAAATCATTCAGCGATTGGATTAAAGAGTGGGGAGGACTTATAAAGGTGGTTGGATTATCAGTTATAGCCTTTTCCGGCCTATCTAGAGCTCTATCTCTTACTGCCTCTGTTATGTCAATTCTCAAGATGGCTTCAACTATGGCAGCAGCAGCAGAAACAACGCAAGCTACAGCAACTAAAACCCTTTCTATGGCCTTTAAAGGCTTAAACGCTAGCATGGGGCGGGTTGCTATTGTTGGGGCTGTCATTTATGCTATAATGACAGGCGACCTTTTGGCGGGTATTCTTGGTTTGGCAGGTGGAGTCGTCCTGTTGGCGGGTTCTTTTGGAGTATTAAATATGGCCACTTGGAAGTGGACAGCTCTTGGAATGGTCCTGTTGGCCTTGTTTGGCACTAGAATCAATCCTCTCTTTGTCCAA